TTCCGAACTTGGCATTGAAGAAGGGTCTGGGGAATAGTTTATGAGTCGCAAAGCTAGAGATTTTCAAGGCCTATCAGATAAGGAAAAGGAAAACAGAAAAGAGCTGTCAGAGGATGTTCGCACATCTGGTGTGGGAAACGGCCCATTAAAAGAGGCTGTTCCTGGCTATAAGACTGGTATTTTTGGAGGTTCTGAGACGATTATTTCTGGTAGGAATAATGCTTGGATTGTTTTGGGCAGAGATCGAAATGCTGATTCTATGTCTGGATATGGCGGAAAAGCAAATACCCAGGCGGGAGCAATTGATATAGTTGTTGGACGCATGGGAAACCTTAAGGACGGCCCAAAAAGCGATATCAGAGTAGACCCTAGTTTTTTTACCGACTCAGCCAGAATATACATAAGTCAAAAATCAGATATAGATGATTATTTTAAGTTGGTTGGAAATACCCAACTAGAGGGCGTTTCTGGAATTGGTATTAAGGCAGACGGTGTTAGAATCATTGGCCGTAGAGGTGTAAAAATAGTTTCTGGAACTGGCAAAAATAAGGCCGGCGGGCCAGAGCTAGACTCCGAGGGAAAAACTATTGACAGCAAGGAGGGTATTGAGCTAATAGGCGCAAACGACGTTGAGGCTAACCCCCTAGAACCTTTGGTGAAAGCATATGCCTTATCAGAAACACTCCAAGTTCTAGTTGACGAAATTATGGATTTAAGGGGCATTGTTGATTCTCTTTCTTCAAAACAAACAAAAATAAACAATGCAATTAGTGCCCACACGCACACTGTGTCAGGTCCGACAATGATAGCTGCTCCTTCCCCAGAACTAGCCCTACAGAACTCTTCCTATGAAGCTCAAAAAATAGATGAAGTCAATTCAAAACTATATAAGCTTGGCATAAAACTAGGTAATAATTTTGTGACCAATCGTCTTTCTCCTGCGGGAAAAAAGTGGTTTGGTAGTAGATTTAACAAGACAAATTAGAATTCAGGAGAAGCATTGTGGCAATTCCAGTAGGAACAATTGGTTCAGAGAATAGAGATAGATTTCGAAGGTCTGTACTGGAACCCCTGTTCGCTAGCACGTATATTAGAAGGACATATAAAAGAAACGCTGGGACCGAAACAGACTTATCTAGAGGATATGAAAATGGAGAGGTTCTTGTATTTGGCGATGGTGGGATAAACTTTAGAAGTCTAGAAGAAGTATCTTCAGAGTCTTTTGACATAAGTGCGGATTGGGTTAATACATTCTGGGATGGATGGGACATGTCGGAGGCGCGACTTTGGTTGACCTCTGAAATCGAGCCTCGTTTAAGGCAGGCACTACTGTATTTGAATAATGTATATGGCCCACTAAACAAGTACGATGAGACTCTTGGGACTGAACGCGGTTCTGATACCATGAGATTTCTTGGTCTTGCCCCAGACAGCACCGCTGAAATAAGCCTATTTGACATAGGCACAAACGCTTCAGAAAAAAGAAACAACGCAAAAAGAATAGTACAAACATTGTTGATGTTTGATGATGGACATGGGTGTCTCTCTAGAGAACAACGACAGATAGAAATATTTGCCTACCCCGTCCGAATGCCAGTAAAGTTTACTGATGCTTATTTTGGTGCAAGATTTATAGCACTTGGGTATTCTGACGTGTCTCCCGTTACGGGGGAAGCGTTTGTTTCAATTGCAAATCTGCCGGATATAGAAGATGGGCAAGGTCTTTTGGGTCCTGACCCAAGGCAGTTTGAACTTTGGAAAGAAAATGCGTTCCCGCAGGAAGAAGAGACAACTATTAGCACCAGCGGGGGGTCAACTACCGACACCAGGCCAGGCACCAGAAATATACAATGTCCCATTCGCCCTCGACCTGACGCTGTTTTCGGCCCAGGAAGCGGAGCCCCTGCTGCAGAAACACCAGGCCCGTGCCCAGATATAGACAATGACCCGCCTGCAAGAGAAGATATTTGTACATTAAATATTAACGCTCAAATACCAGAGTGGACGGACCAAATGGAGCCGTTCTTAAATTCTAGAATTTGTGAATATTATATACCAATACAAACAACTTATGAGTGTGTGGGGGCAGATGAATTGCCTGAAAGAGTCCGTGAATACACTGGCGATGCCGTCCAAAAAATGCTGGATTTCTTAAATAAGCAAGCATCTGTTATGCAAAGACAAATTTTAAGAGAATTTGTTGAAAATGAAGATTACTATGAATTTGACAAAGCTCCAAATGTTGATGTGAAATTATTGTATAAGTGGCCGTTTGGACTTGTTAAAGCTTTGAGACTTCAAGACAGGGTTGCTCCAGCAGGCACCTCTTCTCAAGTCGGGACTAGCGTTGAAGTATCAACTTCGAATATTTTAGCAAACCTAGATACCTTAAAGCTAATTCTTCAGAATCTATCTCCTCAGCAGGTCAACATGTGGTCTCTGGATAGAGAAAAAATACTACTTGACGGAACGGCACGAGAAGCCAACATTCTTCAAGAATCACAAAGCATCATCTCGTTTAGGGTGGATATGCTAAAATTTCTAGATTCAAATAACTACATCCTACCTCTAGTCGGAGACAAACAATCACCAGGATCACAGTTCGAGATTCCGTCAGAGGGTGTCATAGCTGATAGTTTGCAGTTTTATTATGATTCTGATTATGGTTTATCTGCAATTCTTGCCCGCGAGTCTGGTGGGGACTATCAACCGCTAAACTTGGGAAATTTGCCATCTAATAGCTTTTTTAGAAATCCCACAATGTTGTCTTATCTTTTCAATTTGGATAGCATAATCACTCAATATAACAATAGCCAGGAATTAAATGTAACTACTTTCCTACAACAATATCATTATCCATCAATTAGGGTTGCAAACCAAGCAAGCATTGGTGACGCTACTTTATTGCCCGCTAACTGCTCTGGTGGTGCTCTTGAGGATGTTGCAAACTCTGTTGTGGACGGCCTTGTTGACGCTGCTAAGGAATTTGCTGGTAGGTTTGCTGATAATTTATGTATGACTGAAGAGCAAGCTGCTCGTAGAGACGCGGAAATGGAATCTTCAGTTGAAGATTTAAGAAACATTTTGAGCGAGCAAAATATGAAAAACATCGCTCTGCAAGATCCGCTGATATCAAATATAAGTTCTACTATAAATTCTATTGATCAAAGTAGAGACACTATCTCCGCAGCCTGGTCAAACTTGTTTGACAAACTAACCGCATGTGGTTTGTTTACGTTAGCATCAAAAACAATGGAAACCATTGCGAAAAATGATGTTTGTGGCATTTCACCAGAAATGGTGCTGATGATAGCGATAAAAGCATCATTAAAAAAGACAGACGCTCGCGCCTTAAGAGATGTTTTTAATGGATTGCCTGGGAATTTTCAAACCCAAATACAAGAACAATATGCCCAGAGATTTAGAGAATTTGCCAATCAAGTTGGGTATAACGGCCCATCTGGCTTCCCTTGGGATCTAGAGGAGCAAAATAGGCAACTTGAGAGAGATAGGAAACAAGGACGTGTTCTTTATGATGGATCGCTTTTTACAGCACCATCCTTGGCACAAACAGAAAGTCGGTATCAAAACTCTTATAGAGCCGGATACCAAGCAAATATAGATTTTGATGTTTCGTCTTTTACCTACCTTTCCCAGGGAGGTTATGACGAAGGGTCCTTTTGGGCTGGATACGTACAAGCCAGGGTGGATACCGATGCCGATACAATACAAGTTCCAAGCGAGATAGTGGCACCACCAAGATTCGATGTTTTAACTGACGCCCAGAGACTGCAGGCTAATTCGCCAAGTATTAATAGTAGTGCCTTTGGGCAATTAGCGGGCGGTCTAGTTGCAGATACGATAATGTTTGGTTTTGATACATTTGTTGAGGTCATGACTGATACACTTGGTATTGATCAGCTTTTACAACAAGTTCAAGACATTCCCGTCTTGGCTGCCATTATTAAAACGGCTTCCGACGTCACCAAATGCGCTGTGGACGTGAAATTTACATCTGGCCAAGAAGGTAGTCAGCCAATTAATCTTAGTTCCATACAATCAAATTTGCAAAATGGACTAAAGGGCGATATATGCGAGATCATAGGTGGAATAAAGGCGCTAACGCTTCCTGATATTGAAGCAACATTAAATACAGCACTAAACTCAGAGACAATAAAGGCTGCCTTTGTAAACGCCCTAATAAAGACGTTAAAGAACTTACTAATAAAAATATTAATTAATACGCTGGTACAGCTGATTAGAAAAGCCACACAAGTCCTGCAAGGAGCACTCTGTGAAGCTACAAGGGGCAATTTGTCTGCAGCCATAGAAGGATCCATAGCAGGAAACGCTGCCACCCAGGTGTACGTTCCGCCAGGTAACATCGCCAACTTGTTTGCTGATGCATTTTGTGGTCCTCCCAATGGAACGTCAGGGCTAGATGATCAAGTTTCTAGACTTATGGCTTCCATGGCTGGAACATCTCCCGGTTCATTGGCACCAGGGAGCGGCCCTTGCTCATTAGTTGACAGTCTTGCTCGCAGGTTGCGAATGGATCAATTGCTTGATCTAATGCAGGGAACACCAAGCGAAAATGTTATACAGATTGTTCTTAGCGTATCAAGAAATGAGTGCCCAGAGTTCTCTGATTTCTTATTTGATGAAGCGTCTGTTCTCAGTTTCTTTCAAAACCTGTCAACTGCATTTCCACAAAAGTTTTTAGATGATACAAGGAATAGCCTAGAGGCTTTTGGGGGGGATCGTGAAAATATAATTACCACTTGCAACATTGAGCCGAATCTAACTGGACTTGAGCAGGCGCTAAGAAACGAGTGCGGGGATAGAATATCAGACGAGCAAATACAAAGACAAGTACAGGCATTTCAAAAAAGGATAGAAGAGACTGTTTCGGATCTGGCATCAGCAATGACTGGCGGATTTAGTGAGTCCATGACAGACACCATCCAAACTGCGATGTCAAATATTGTTCCAAAAGACGATCCGACAAACGTTGTCCTGGTTAAGGAAATAGTGGATAGCATGTTTGATCCGTTCTACACTGCTTACGCTAATGGGCTAATGGCCCCAGTTGCACCAAATGGCAATGGTGGGTATATGAATCTTGTTTTGTCCAATAGGAATTCCACTCCAATTGTAGGACAGCACACACAGTTTGGAGCGTCAGTGGCTATCTTAGCTGGCCCTCTTGTAACTTTACTACCTGGAATAGGAGCTGTTGCTGCAGAGCAGTTAGTGGAGGATCTAAGAATATCATACTTTGGAGACAGGCCAGTAGGATTGTCTCCACAGCTAAAACCAGACACAGTTGCGCAATATTTAAAAAACCTTCTTAGCACTGGTGAATTTGTGTCTGATGAATCTGGTGGTGAAATATTTGATGAAACTGTCTCGCTTTCATACGAAGGCACTTTAGGCATACCCTTATTCAACATCACATATAATTTTTCTACAAACCAAGGTGCATTGCAAAGGTTTGGAATATTTGGAGAATCGATAACGAGCGAAGGATCCACTATTAGACTAGAATCCTCAGAGATGGACACTGCATATGGACAAGTGCAGAGTTATTTGTCTAATGTAGAGTTTGGGACATCTCCAAATGATATTTATGACAGCTTCTTTGGATCTCTACAAAGAACCCCTCTGGCACTCGGTTCTTCAGCACTACTATATAATTTATTTGTTACCAATGTGGTGGACCTCTTTAATCCCTCTTTGTGGAGCTTTCCGGAGGCATCTCTAGAAGATTTATCAAATGGGGCTGCAATTGTTTTGAAAAGTATAAGAAAAGAGACTTTTAAGTCTTTGTCTAAATCTGTTGCGTTTAATGAGAATGCATTTGATTATGGAACATATAATTTAGACTCAATAAGTGACAATGATATAACCCCCACGATCAATCCAGAGCTATTAGATCAGGGATATGAGGTATTTTATCTAGATGATGGTAATATTGTTGTCATACCTCCAAGAAAGGGCGGCTGGCTTGAGTTAAAAGATATCTTGTTGCCTAAAAAACAAGAATCCTATTGTTGTCCTGATAAAAAGAACCTTTTAGATATTCCCTCAATAAAAGAGGGGGTTTTGCGGGCGTTTGAATCATCCGATGAGGACGAACGACTTTATCAAAACCCAAAAACAGTCCGAGAACCCCCCTATTCTCATATAGCTGGGAGGACTACCTCAGCCTGTATAGAGGGCGTGATAACTACAACAATAAGAATATATTTAATTGAGCATATTCTTAATGGCTACGCGAGTTTTAGTAAGTATAAAACAAACTTCCCGTCAGTGTACTCCGATCTCTTCGCAGACTATGTGGCCAAAAAAATTAAAACAGGATTAAGGACTCAGAACCCAAACCCTGCTGGTCCTCCCTTCCCACCAGGATCGGACGCAGGCATAGAGACGCTTGTAACAGAGCTGGCTAACTCTTTGGGCATATCCCCTGAAGACCTTGATGCTAGTTCACCAGACACTGCAGGTAGAGGCTTTTATGGATATTGGTACGAGTTTCTAGAACAGTGTGTTCAAACATATTTAAGCAGGGCAAGATCCGGCACTTTATCTATAACCCAATCTGGAGACATAGCACTCAGAGCGATAAGCAATTTTTCAAGAGATTACTCGTATCCTCAAAGGGAAGAGCTGAGAAGAATACGAAGAACTCGCCCCTTTATGACCCTAAAAAGACTTAGAAGAGAGAAAAATATTCTAGCCATACAAGCAACGGAAAACCAAGCTACTATTATATTAAAAGAGTTGATCAAAGAAGAACTCAATAGAATATCTCAAGATATAGAGCAAACCTTGCCGCAACCACAAGGAGGCTGGGTTCAAAATATTGCGGACGACTTTCTAAGAAATGGTTATTACATTGCAAATAGAAACATTTTCGACATCCCACGAGAGGACGGCGATATCCTAAATGGCGAAAGGGGTGATTTAAATTTCTCTGGTAATGGGCAATTTATCTTGCAGTCTTATGTCCGCCCAGTTCTTAATGAAGCTTCGGCGAGGTATCCATCACTTCGAGCAAATATAGAATCTGATCAAGTATATGGGCTTAGAGAAATTAGGGATCGAATGGAGCTTTCTGGAATTGTTGACGATGGTTTTGGAATGGGAAGTGAATCCATACGAGACCACTTTAGATCATTTAAATATGGTTTAAGACTAGTGTATGTGCTTGGTGATGAGTTGGTAGACGATCTTGGCTCTAGGGCGCCTGCCCTGATCACCCTTTTAAACAGGGACGATCCTGTTAACAGATATTACAGGCACGAGGACACTGCAGCAGACACCCCAGGGTTTAGATATTCAATCCCAGTTGTTTCGTCTACGGATTTTGAAGTTGAATATGATAATTTTATGTCGATATTTTATCGAAGCACAAACCCTGGTATTTTAATGGCACAAAACACATATAATTCAAATCAATATAACTGGCCACTATTAACTCAATTGATGATTAACTCTCAAGAGTTTAAAACAATTTTTAGTTATGCGGTTCCCCTTACAAGTATTCAATCTCTAAATACTATGTTTAATATAGAGTCCTTTTTGGATTCGGTTGGTCGGGAAGATGGTTGGATTTTCCCCAATATCCAAATGCCCATACCGGAGGAGGTCCCCATAGCTCGTCTCCCGGCGACATACTTGAGTTGGAATAGAAAAGTTTTTCCTGTTTTAAAGAGAAGATTAAAGAAGGTATTTAATTTATTATATAGAGCAAATGATTTTTCATATGATCCTCTTGACGGATCGGAGCAAGATGAACAAGTAAGAAATCTCTCTGACAGCACAAACGCTGACTCCTGGTCTGATAGACTAACACCTGAAACTAGGGCGAGGGTTATACTTGAAGATCCTACTTGCTTCTCTGGCGCGGCTGCTTCGTTGTATTCTGAATCTCCAGAAGAAGTAGAAGAGGCGCCTGATGATTCTGAAACGACTGAGCGCAGGACATCTCCCATAGAAGGGCCAATCCCTAAATAGAGAAAACTATGACAGTCACTATTTAAATAGGAGGGACACAAAATGCCAGGAATTGCAGTAAAATTACCGCTAATAAGAGACAAGGAAAATGGCTTCACCCTTCTCCAGACCTATGATGAGATAGCTACTCAGAATCTCAAGATGCTTGTCTTGACAACTCCTGGAGAAAGAATGATGGACCCAGATTTTGGTGTTGGTGCTAGAAGATTTTTGTTCGAACAGATGACAGAGGATACATTTCAAGAATTTAAAAGCAAGCTGTTACAGCAACAACAGAAGTATCTTCCTTATTTGTCTATTCAAGACGTTAGGTTTTCCTCCTCCTTGAGCAATTCTGGTATGGATGAGAACACATTACAAATCAGTATTGTTTACTATAACAAAATTTTAAAAACTTCGGGAGTCGTTTCATTACCAATAACGTAAAAAAACAACTACTTATATTAATGAATGAGGGCTTTTAATGTCAAAGAATAAGGTGCCAATTAAATACACAAGCAGAGATTTCGAATCAATCAGAAAAGAATTGGTCGATTACGCTAAAAGATATTACTCTGATACCTTTAAGGATTTTAGTGAAGCATCTTTTGGCTCTTTGATGATAGATACGGTTGCATATGTTGGAGACATTTTATCCTTTTATCTAGATTATCAAGTAAATGAAAGCTTCCTTAACTCAGCTATTGAGTACAATAATGTAGTAAGCCTTGGTGAGCAGATGGGCTACAAATTTAAAGGGCCTAGCTCTGCATTCGGAGTTTGTGCTTTTTATGTTTCTGTACCAGCCAACGGGGCGACCTTGGGCCCTGACACAACATACATACCTATATTAAAAAGCGGTGCAACTGTTTCCTCTGATAGCGGTGCAACATTCATACTACTAGAGGACATAGATTTTAATAACCCAGAAAACGATGTTGTAATCTTAGAACAAAACTCAGATACCGGAGAACCTTTAACTTATGGTATCCAAGCGTATGGTCGGGTTGTTTCTGGAGAATTGGGCACTGAAACAATAAGCGTTGGATCTTTTGAAAGGTTTAAGAAATTAGACCTAAAGACACTTGATGTGGTTGAAATATTATCTGTTACAGATGACGAAGGAAACACATACTACGAAGTGCCGTTTTTATCTCAAAATGTTATTCACAGAGGAGTTGCCAATAGGAGCAGAGCAGACGATTCATCACCTGCGGCCATGATTAAGCCTTTTATAGTTCCAAGGAGATTTGTGACTAAGAAGACGTCAAGAAGGACTGCCTTACAATTTGGTTATGGATCGGAAACTGAGCTTAGTAAGGCATCGGTTGCAGAACCAACTAATGTGGTAATACAAAAACTTGGTAGAAATTATATTAGTGATACCTCTTTTGATCCTTCTAAACTTCTTGATTCTGATAAGTTTGGAATCTCGCCATCAAATACTACTTTGAGAATTAACTATAGGCGTAATACGCTAGCAAATGCAAATGCGTCAGCGGGAGCCATTAACAAAGTGGTCGACTCTAGACTTCAGTTTCAAAGTCCGGAAAGACTGAACAATGCTTCTAGAAGAGCAGTTTTGAATTCTCTAGCTGTAACAAATATACAACCAATTAACGGACAAACTTCCAATCCCTCTTTGGATGAGGTGAGGCAGGAAATAATGGATAATTTTTCTGCTCAAGACAGAATAGTCACAGAGCAAGACTATAAAGCCTTTATTTATACGATGCCTGGGCAATTTGGATCCATAAAAAGATGTGCAATTTATAGAGACAATGATTCATTTAGAAGAAATCTAAATCTGTATATAATAGGGGCTGATAAGAGTGGAAATCTAACTACGTGCAATTCTCAAGTAAAAGAAAGCCTTTAACATTGAAGGAAGTTGAAAAAACTAAAGATATCCTTAAACGATTTGGTTCTGGAGGAGTATCATTTGGCGCAATTTCTGAAAAAGCACACCTAGAATTATCAAGAGGTTTTGCAATGGCTGGTGCTAG